CCAACAGTCAGTTGTTGCCTCAAGAGGCATCCGCCACTTTCGGAACGGATGTGCCTTTTAACAGTGCTGAAACTTTATACGAAGATGTTGTTTACGATACTGCAAACGATAAAATTGTTATTGTTTATAGAGATGTGCCTGACTCTGTTAAAGGCAGAGCAATCGTTGGAACCGTATCGGGTACATCAATTTCATTTGGAACTTCAGTAGATGTGGTTGCAGCAGCTAATTATACAAAAGCGGTCTATGATCCTGACTCTGGTAAAGTTGTGGTCATGTACACTACCACTGGAAATAGTATAGAGTGCAAGGTTGGAACTGTAAGTGGTACATCAATATCATTTGGTTCTGCTTCTTCAAGTTTAGGGTCAGGAGCGGCTAATAAGCTGGTATATGATACCGCTAACGATAAGGTTGTTGCTTTCTATCAAGATGAGGGCAATAGCAACTATGGCACTGCTCGTGTTGGAACGGTAAGCGGAACCAGCATCTCTTTTGGATCAGCGGTTGTCTATAATAGTGCAACGACGCTATACACCACAGCTTGTTTTGACTCCACTAATAGCAAAGTTTTCGTTGCCTATGCGGAAAGTAGCAGCAGTGGTGAGGCCATCGTTGGGACAGTGAGTGGGACAAGTATCAGCTTTGGTAGCTCTACGACTTTTGAAAGCGCACAAGTTATTAACTTATCTTCTGCCTTTGATAGCTCCTCTGGTAAAAATGTTATTACCTATAGAGATGAAGGAAACAGTTCCTATGGCACTGCAATCATTGGGACTATAAGCGGAACGTCTGTCAGCTTTGGCACAGCAGTTGTATTTAATGAAGCGACTACACAAGGCACAGCGGCTTTATACGACCCCACATCAAACGCTACGTTTGTATTTTACAAGGATGGTGGTAACAGTGATTATGGCACTGCGAAGGGAGGGATAATTAGCGGAACTTCCATAAGTTTCGGCCCAGCATCTGTTTTTCTTTCTGCAAATCCCGGCGGTACGATAGCCGCCGTAAAAGACCCTGATCAAAATAAATCAGTAACAGTTTATGTAGATTACGGTAACAGTCAATATGGCACAGCAGTCGTAGGCACATTATCCAGCGCATATCCAAACCTCGTGCCAAACACCACCTACTACGTCCAAAATGACGGCACACTCAGCACCACATCTTCTACAGTGACCGCTGGTAAAGCGATGTCCACCACAAGCATCAATCTGGATTACAGCACATGAGCAATCTAAGCGATTTACTGCCAGCAGGTGGCGGCGCAAAAGTCATAACGGCCACGGCCAGTGGTAATCTAGCTACGGGTCAGACTGTAGCATTGCAGAGTGACGGCACTGTTAAGGCAGTAAGTGAGACTGCAGGAGGGGTCGGTTCTGAGTATGTGTATGAATCAGCCGTCACATCTTTCGGTGACGTTGCCTATGACTCAGTAAATAACCAAGTCATAGCTGTTTATAGAGATGAGGGCAATAGTAATTACGGTACATATGTCGTCGGTACTGTCTCAGGCACAGTAATAACGTGGGGTACTCCTGCTGTTTGGCTCTCAGCATTGGCAACCGACATTGCCATAGCATCTGGTAACGGTAAACTTTTGATTGCATTTTCTGATGGGGGTAACTCAAGCTACGGCACGGTTATAGCTGGCGCTATATCAGGAAGTTCTATTTCCTTTGGTACAAAAGCAGTAATACATTCTGGCGGGCAACTGTATGAAACGTATGCGCTTTATTTTTCACCCTCAGATAACCCAACCTATGCCCACCGCTATATTGTTGGGTATTCTCAAGGCGGTGCCAGAATTAACGCCAATTTAATTGAAATTACTGGAACGAATACCATTTCAAATGGTGGGCAATACGAACCAAATGGTAGTAGTAACGGCGGTGGTATAGGTCTTGCTTATGCTGCGGATCAGACTGGTAAAAATATTATTATATCGTTTAAAGATGGAAGCGATTCTAATAAGATTAAATATGCTCGCGCGTCGTATTCTGCCGGCAGTCCGGGGAGCTTATCTTTTGGTGGCGTAGGATTCGCGGCAACGAACGGTAATTTTAGTTCTGTTGCTTGGGATACAAGCGCAAGTAAAGTTCTACTAGCTTACAAGTCTGTCTCCTCCTCTAATGAATTACGCTATCAGGTTGGTACTTTCTCTGGAACTGAGGATATAACGTGGGAAACTGCCGTCACTAGTACAGCGACAGTTGATACCGGAACGCGCTTAGTATATGACGCGACTGCGAATAAAAGTGTTTTGTTATACGATCAAGACAATGATTCTGGGAAGGGCAAGGTAGCCTATGTTTCTATTTCTGGAACAACAGCTACGATAGGAACAATTTACGATTTTAATGGGGGAGACACCTCGTATTTTAACGTTGCTTATGATTCTACGGCAGGGGTAAATACTATTGTGTTCACGGATAGAGGAAACAGTGAATATGGTACAGGCGTTGTATTTAGGGACACTACATCAAACTCCGCCGACTTCGTAGGAATCACCAACCAAGCTATCAACAACTCTGCATCAGGCGAAGTGGTTGTCGAGGGCGGGGCGATTACAAACGGGTCGTTGTTGCCTTTAACTTATAGCGGATCGTTAGGCACTGCGGCTAACTTTATAGCCGGAACAAACCCTGAGCATGTTTCAAGCTGTTTCGATAGTTCAAGTGGCAAAACAATTATTAGTTATGTGGGGAATAGTAACTACGGATATGTTGTAGTAGGCACTCCTAATGCTTCAGACAATACAATAACTTTCGGAACACCTGTCGCTTTTAATAGCAGTACCACTACTACTACGTCCATAACCTATGACGTTGCTCAAAACAAAGTGCTAATAGCTTATTCTAATGGTGGCAATGGGTATTACATATGGGCAGTAGTAGGCACTGTTTCAGGAACCACTGTCAGTCTGGGTACAGCAAGTGCCCAAACAAGCGCCGCATCATCTAATACTGCAGGTTTTGCTACAGTCTACGATGTAAATGCCGCGAAGCACGTCCTTGCATTTCAAAACGAAACTTCAAGTAATCGGCTAGATGCCCAAGTAATGACTATTTCTGGCACATCTGTTAGCAGTGGAAGCGCATTAACAAACATTGCGGGTGGAGCGTGTGCTTTTCCCTCAACGGCGTATGACTCTTCCGCACAGAAAGTTGTTATTGCCTATCAAGATACAGGCAGCAGCACACACGGTAAGGCAGTGGTAGCTACTGTCAGCGGCACGAGTATATCCGCAGGAAGTGAGGTTTCGTTTAATGCGGCGGTCACTTATAACACGGTAACTGAGTATGACCCTTCTGCTAATAAAATAATTATAGCTTACAAAAACAACCAAACTCCTACGGCGGTGGTTGGTACAGTCTCAGGAACGTCTATCTCCTTTGGAAGCGCGACAGTTGTAGCTGCGTTGTCTGGTAGCGGTTTTTACGGAGGTACGTTTGATACCACGGCAAATAAATTCATAGTTGCTTTCCTTGATGAGGACGACGACCCAGACAATGGTAAATACGCTATTGGCTCTGTAGACGGCACTAATATAACTTTTACGACCCCTGCTACATTTAATGCGGGGGCGGGTGGAGGCCAGCTAACTCGGTATATATCACCATCCTACAATGCGACTGCGGATAGGACTGTTATATCTTTCCAAAACGGAGCCAGTTCCAACGGCACAAGCAGAGTCTTACAGCTAACAGGCGCAACCACGAACTTCACAATCGGCAGCACCTACTACGTCCAAGACGATGGCACACTTTCCACAACGTCTTCCAGCGTGACGGCTGGCAAGGCAATCGCTAACACAACACTTTTACTGAAAGGGTAAGACATGAAAACTATCGTAGACAATGCAACTAACACATCCAGATATCTCTTTGCTGATGACAAATCAGTCACGATGGGAAGCGACACAATTACTGTGGGCGATCCTGCTGAGTTTATCATTGGTGATCTCAACAGCGGCAACGCCACTCTTATCACTGGAGTCACAGAACCAGAAGATTGGTACGGGTGCAAGTACACCTGCGCGGCTGACGGCACGTTCACGGCAGTAGAAGGTTGGGTAGACCCACGCGAGTCTGAGTAAGATTTTAGGTATGAGACATGAAACGTCTATTGGTGATGGCCGCATTATTCGCGGCTTTCCCTGTCTTTGGGCAGGATACAACGACTAACATAAATACGACTGCGACTAGCACCGCAACGTCCACTGCTACGTCTACAAACACCAATAACAATAACAACGTAAACACTAGCACGACTAACTATACGGGAACGTCTACCAACACCAACACCAACACCAATACAAACACCAACGTCAATACGAACACCAGTGATACAAATTACACTGGTACGTCTACTAACGTAAATACGAACACCAACACCAACACGACCGACTACACCGGATTAATAACGAATTTAAACACCAACACCAATAACAACACCAACAACAGTACGTCTGTTAACAGCTCAACTAACGTAAATCAAAACACTAATAGCAGCACCAATACCAACACCAGCGTAAGCACATCAACTTCTGATAGCACGAGCTTTCAAACAACTAATTCTGTGTCTGACATAAACGCAATAAATCAAAACAGCAACGTCAACACTAATAACTCTGTCAGCAATTCAACTCAGCGAGTTACGCAGAAAGTGGAATCTCCACCACCCAGTGCCATCGCACCGTCAATAGGCAGCTCTTACAGCCAAGACTTATGTACCACAGGTATATCAGGTGCGGTTCAAACTCAGATACTAGGACTGTCTACTGGCCGATCTGTCCGTGATCAAAACTGTGAGCGCATTAAGTTAGGTAAGACGCTTTATGATATGGGCATGCGTGTGGCTGCTGTATCTTTGATGTGCCAAGACTATCGAGTTTGGTCAAGTATGATGAGTGCAGGCACACCCTGTCCTTACGAGGGCAAGATTGGCGATGAGGCGAAAGCCTTGTGGGAGGCCAACCCTGACAGGATTCCAGAGCCAGACAGGAGAGTTAGGTGAAACGTCTAACATTACTCTGTCTGTTGCCGTCACTGTGCTTTGCCGATCTTGACCCAACGGGCATGACGCAGGTTCTTTCTGGGGTAGATGATAAAGCCACTAGCATACAAATGGGACACACGTTTCCTTGGCTGGATAAAGTGTTCACTCATGCTTGGTTTTCGACCAACGGCTTTGTTCTGATGTACAACCCAACTACAGGAGTAGGAAGGCAAACGGCCCCACCAACTGGCTATTGTTGTGACGGTTATACTCACGGCACGGGTATGCCTACTTATATGCCCAACACCTACGGCCTAAGTAACTTTTCTTACATGATTGCGCCTATGTGGACTGATCTGGATGATACAAGCAGTGCGGCTGATGCAGGATATTTCTACAAAACAGATTCAGAATCTACCAGTTTCTTGTGGCATAAGGTTAGAGAGTACGCGACTACGAACGAAAATACGTTTGGCTTGACTGTAGATAAGACGGGCGGGTTTAAGTTTCAGTACGAGGATGTAAATGTCAGCTTTCACCATAAGGCGTTTGTCGGCTGGTATGGTGGCAACTTCCCCACAGGTGATGGGTCTGGCAGTCCTTGGACGCAAGAATGGGAGATGAATGGGTTTACTACAAATGATGTGCAAAACTACGGCGGTGATACAACTTTTGATCTAACCAACGGTGTTGCAAGTCTAATCATGTCCGCAAGTACGTTGGTGGATTGTACAAACCCTGCAAATGATTCAACTTGTGATGGCTACTGGGACGCGGTGGCCGAGTCTAGTGTGACTAATCAGTTCACTGATAATGTGTTTGGTGATGAAGTAGAGGACTATTTTTTTACTGACAACCAAAGTCGTCAAGGACAGCCGCAACCGCAACGGATACCAGACCCGCCAGCTTATGAGCCACAAGAAGAGCAAGAGATGTTCGGGCTGAATGTAATGCCAGAGGAAGGGCCACGAGGCGACGAGCCAAGGCTAGATGCGCCGCAACGCCAGCCGGAAGCCGAAATATATGAAGAGCCGGAGCGTCTTGGAGAGCCAGAGCGTTTTGACCGACCCGTAGAGCGCATTGAGGAGCCTGTAGAGCTTCCAGAGGAGCCGATAGAGGTTATTAGGGAGCCAAGGCCAGAATCTAGACCAGACCGAGCCATCGTCCTTCAGGAGCCTGTAGAGCGAGAGGAACCTGTGGAGATAGAGCGCAGGGAGAGACAAGAAAGGGCAGAAATTATAAGAGAACCAGAGCGTGAGCCGGAAGAGATTGTGGAACGTGAAGTAATCAGGCCAGCGGTAGATGTTGTGGGCATTGCTTTATCTCTTACAGGACAACAGGCAAGCCGCAGCAGCCAAGTTTCTGTGGGCCAGCAGCAAGCGCAATTTGGGCAGCAAGATCAGCAGCTTATACAAGACTCACAGCCAGCCTATGGAATTGAAATACTAAGATCGCAATCTGTAACGAACACGATTACGCAGCAAGCGCAACAGGAGGAGAATACCATTACAACCTCCGAGCTTGCCCCTCCAGCCCAAATGCAGTTTGAAAATGACTTTAACGACGCGATAGCCACAGGGCAGTCTGTCGGACAATTCCTGTCGGCACAGCTACCCGATTTCAGCCGTTTTGACGTAGCACCGCCAAGTCAGGACGAACAAAGGACTGTTCAGCGGGCAGAGTCTTCCATACAGGCCATGAGTCAGGCGGATGTTCAACAGAGTTTGGATGACCAGATTGAGAATATTGGGGACACAGGAGGATTCACAGACCAAAGCCTTGCTGTTTTCTTGATTTCTAATAATCCAGCGTTCAATCAATATCAAGATGTTAACTTAACTGATAGAGATGAGTTTTACGAAAGCACACAGGTGTATCCTCAAAATGCCCCGCGAGTTGATCCTTTAGGGGTTCTCCGGTTGGGTGGGTCTGACACATTTAATGAGCTGGTGGACATTCAATGGCAGAGGTAGAATTTGGTGACTTAAAAATATCTGGCGGCAAATTGCTTCTAGCAATTCCGTTTCTTGGTAGCGTCATGGCTGCATTGTGGGGTGGTTTTGAACTCTATCAAAGATTACTCACGGCAGAGGAAGCCGTTACTTCCTATGTGTCGCCAGATTTCTCTCAATATGACGAAGGCATAGCTGTTCTTACAACCAAAATAGAAGCCTCTGAGCAGCTTATACAAATCCTTGAGGATGCCATGTTGTTAGAAATACAGAACCTTCAGGATAGGTATAGATCATTGCAAAGCGATGTGGATAGTATTGAGGACTTGGCGAGAAGCAGTGACGACACCATTGCAGGTACAAGCCGCGAGCTGCGAGATGATGTGTATGCCCTTGAGGAGCGAGTTAATGATAGTATTCGGGAAGTAAATCAAGAATTACGCGACATTCGTGAGGATTTAGAAGAGCGGATAGAAAGAATCTTAGACAACCCACTTAATTCAGAAGAATAGACCCAGAGGGGATCGCATGAAACTTGACCCAGTATTGTTAAGCATGGGCTGCCGCTACGCCGGAAAAGCCTATGATGACAAAATAAAAGATACTAAAAAAATAGAATCAAGCATTACATCTACAACGGTATTCATTGCTAAGCGCAAAAGTATTGACGTAATTGCGTTCCGTGGCTCTCAGCAGAAAGCAGATTTCTTTTTTGATGGTTTTGCCGTACCCCTACCATTTGGCGGGCGGCTTTGTCATGGCGGTTTCGTGCTGGCTCTAAAATCAGTCTGGGATGAGCTTTTGCCACACATAGACTATGACAAACGCACTCTCATCTGCGGTCACAGTCTTGGCGGGGCATTGGCAGAGCTTACAGCCTTAAAACTGCATAAAAGGCACAATTCCCTTAACCTAGTTACGTTTGGCAAGCCAAATACGTTTTTTAAAGGGTTTAAGCGGCCTCTGGGCCTAGACAAGCAATATTCGGTGGTTCACGGTAGCGATATGGTGGCCCGCATACCAAGGCTCTTATACGGCCCCTCATGCAGCCAGCAGCAGGTTTATTTTACCAACTCTGGGGAGCTAGTAATAAACCCAAGCAAAAAGCTAAAGCGAGAGGATTTCCTATCTGAGCCGGATGAGGCAGTTTCGGATCATTTTATGGCTGGGTATAAAGCCAGCGTTGATAAAATAGCCTAGAGGGGTGTTGATATGAGAGTTATAGCTATAACCGCATTTGTTATTTTCCTTAACGGTTGCATGACTGTAGATCAAATTAAAGCCTCCAAAGGCGTTTATTGCAGCGGGGTTTACAAAGGCATGCGGGCCGTGGGGAGAACCGCCCTATCAGCGACAACAGGGGTTGTCATGAGTGACGTATGTGACACCATTGACGATATTATAAGCGAGGACGCTGATGGCGGGACTGACGGTAATAACAGCGGCGACTAACGAAGCGCTGACAGAAACCCAAATAAGAGATTATTTAAGGGTAGACCAAGATTCAGAGCTAGGCACTCTAACTCTGCTGCGTAGGGCTGCGAGAGAATATTGCGAGAACTACACGGGGCGTCTTTTGCTGAATCAAACCCTCAAGCTGGAGATAGACTCAGTAAACGGAGACTATGACCGCTTGTGGGAAGGCACTAGGGTTGGCCCATACATAAACTTCTATAAGCAATATATCTCCCTACCCACATCGCCCGTCAGGTCTGTGACGCATATTAAGACCTACGATGACTCTGATAATGCAACCACGTTTGCAGCTAGCAAGTATTATGTTGATATAGCTAGAGAGCCAGCGCGAATCGTTTTAAGGACGGGAGAAACGTGGCCCACAGCTTTGCGAGTGGCTAATTCTATAGAGATTGAGTTTGCTGCGGGGTATGCCAATGCTGGTGAGATACCACACGCTCTAAAGGTTGGTATGCTGCAACACATAGCCTATTTGTATGACCAGCGCGGAGACATGAAAGACCCGCAACAGGCGGGTATTCTCCCTCCAATGGTTGCCAAAATGTACCAGCCTTATAAGCTGATCGCCGGATTAGGCACTAGCTCATACGGATCGCTGGGGTAGTTATGTCAGAATATTCCGTTGGCTCAATGCGCGAGCAAATAACCATCCAGACTGAGGCTAGGTCTGCTGATGGGGGTGGTGGCTATACGCAATCATTTACAACCAACTTCACAACCTACGCATCGGTAAAGCCTCTTACTGGGAAAGAGCAGTACAAAAGAGGCCAGCTACATGACACGACAATGTTTGAGTTTGTTATACGCTACAGGTCAGATAAGACCGTAACCGCTGCCAACCGTATTCTGTGGGGTTCTAGGGCGTTTCA